TGGTAGCTGTCGCCGTGTCAGCATAGGCCGCATTAGAAATTCCGATGTAATTTTCTGAGGTGAGTGTTGTAAACCCTGTTGTAAAAGCAAACGCTTCGCCTGTATCTGTGTCATCGTCAACGTAAGAAATAATTGTTTGATTACTGTCTGGATCAAAAACAGAACCCGAAAAAAGAAATGCTGTATATCCCCCGATGGACAAGGGAGAATCAAGCGTAACGCTGGTTCCGTCTACGGTTCCAGATACTATATATCGACTTTGAGGACTTTGCAGGGTATAAGCTAAAACTACCTTGTTTCTGAGCGAATCAAACACTCCCGTTGCATAGCCGTCAGCGCCAAGCGAAGCAAATCCTGTTTCGACAGCGGAGCCAAAAGTTATGTTGGTTCCACTAACAGTCCCGACTTTGACCTCTGTCCTGCTTTGCGCCTGATTGTCGTAAAAAAGAACCATTTTGTTATTAGAAGAATCAAAAATAGGAACTACCCACGGCGCATAATTTCCGCTTATTAACACCGTCGCTGTTCCAAAACTAATAGATGTTCCTGATACTGTCCCGACTCTAACCTCTGTGGTACTGCTATCTCTATAAGACACCACTACTTTTCCGGCATTAGCGTCAAAACCTATCGACATTGAATCAGTTGTGACGCTGGCATCTACTTGCACAATAGACCCAAAGCTGATACTTGTTCCGCTTACGGTTCCGACTACGGCGTGGGGTTTAATACCGGCAGTCATCGGTGAATAAACCACGACCTTGTTGTTTGTGCTATCAAAAACACTAAGGGCGCTATATGTAGGACCACTATTCCAGACAACAGCAGTACCAAAAGAAATAGAGGTTCCGCTCACAGTTCCAACAATAGACTCGCCGTATCCTGTTGTACCATTTTTATAAGTAATAACTACTTTATTGTTACTGCTGTCAAAAACAGCGCTGGTTGGATTGCCTATGCCAACACTTGTAAATGCCACTGCGGTTCCAAATGTAATTGTTGACCCAGAAACAGACCCAACAATAGCTGTTCCATAATCTGAGTTGCCATCATCCTTATAGACTACGACCACCTTGTTTTCATTGGTATCGTATGTAACCGATGTGCTTGACGGTCTAGTGCCGTTATTTACATAAGTCGCGTCTGATCCCGCGCTTTGCGTAGCCCCGGTGATTGCACTCACAGTACCGTCACTGTTTACGATAACCGTGTCACCGTTCGCCAAGGTTCCTGATGCCGTAGCGGTATGGACGCCGCCAGCGACCACGTTCGTTAGCTGCGAACCATCCCCAATAAATGCGCTGGCAGTAAGGTCGCCGGTAACATTTAGATTTCCCGTAAACGTACCGCCATCGATTGCAACCGATGCCGTCCCTCCGCCGATTGTGATATTCCAATCGCTATGCGCGCCGGAGCCCCCGGTATTCAAAACATTGATAACGAGTGTTGTGCCGCTATAGGATGTAACCGTCCCATCCATGAAATTGGCGGTGTCTGCTTGAGAGACGCAGCGCAGCGGCGTCCCGACGACGTAGGGCTTTCCGCTGTCCGCCGTGGTAAATGTCTTGGAACCCGTGCCGATGGTCACGCTGGATGCGGATGTGCTGTTGTAGATCGCTCCCGCGTGAGTCACAAAATCCTCGAGCGCATCGGGGAACCCCTGCACATAATTCAAGCCCTCGAAATCCGCGAGCGTGTACGTTGTGCCGTTTAAAGTAACCGGGAATGCCATTAAATAATCTCCTCAATAGTCATGGTGCGACTATATCGCGACAGCGTTGTGTTTTCGATGGCACCGATCTCCGCGACCCGTCCATAAATGTTTTGCGTCAGCCAGGTCGATGAATCGCTCGGCTGCGGAATGACCAGGACATCTTTCGATACGCCTTTCACCCGGTCGATGGCGTTGAATACGTTTGGGAATATCTCGCTCTCGGGCAGATGGATCAGGTCAAACGTGATCCGCCGGTATTTGCGGACCTCATCGACAAACACCTGGCCGCCGCGTGATTTCGTCACCCTAGAATCATCGACGAATTCGATCTCGACGCCGTTCGCGTAGTTGATAGTCGGCTGATATGCCGGGCCTGCTATCAGGCGCCCGGCCTCGAGATAGCCATCGGCATTAGTCGAATCGCTAATGTCCAAGCGCAAATATCTCGCGATCTGCGGTGATGCCAGCAGATTGAACGTGCTGGCATTGTAGAGACTAATCAATTCAGCCGCTGGCAATCCGCCCCAGGTGAAAACGCCCCAGGGCGATCCGCCGAATCCCTCGATGGGCGCCCAGGCGCCAATCTCGCCAGAGTCATAAATGAACGTCGAAAAGTTGTCATTCGATAAGCGCCAGCGCACGGTCGCCAATGTCGTCAGGTTGTGAGCGATCAGCGCGAAAAAATCCATGATTTTCTGCGAACCGAAGTCGAGATCGATCTGGGCGCTGGTCGCGCTACTGGTGCGCCACACCTTCACGATCTGCAAATCCTGGAGATTTGTGACCGGCAGCGATGCCGCAGCCGAATCCGCCGTAATGCTCGAGGCCGTGTCGACGTAGTTATTCGCGGAAATGATAATGTTTTCAGCCATTTAGCCCCACAGCTCCAATTCGACTTCGTTCGATGCCGCATCCTCGGTGATCGTGATAACGCGGAATTTCTTGCCGCTGGTCAGATTATACCGATCAAACGCGATCTGCACGACGTCATTCAGCTTTAACGTGTAGGGCTGCGTCTTTACCCTGATCGTATAAAAGTCTCGCTGAGAGCCATACAAGGTCAGCAGGCGGGTCGCCTCAGTGCTGGCAGCGCTGGACGCCGAAAATAACGCCGGGACGACCAGCTCCTCAGAATTCGGGTAAATCGTGCGAATGCTCGCGGTGTTGTCTGACTCAAACAGCATTTCCCGCACCAGGTAATCCCGCTGCGCGGTCGTGATCGATGCCCCGAAATCACTCTCGCTCATAACTGTAAAGTTTTTGTCATACCCGACGCGGACCCGGTGATTCGGGGTTGCCGACGATTGGCGCTGCACCTCGATGATATTGGTCAAATCGAACTCGGCATCAGCGGTGCCGCTCGCCAGCTCAAGTCGCGCCATTTCAAATTGACCGGATCGGTTGAATCCATAAAACGCCCCGACACTATTCGCCAGCTCGTCCAGAACCTTTAGGATGGTTGTCGATTTTTCGACATATATCCCGACCGTCGAGTTATTGGCAGTATTCAGCGCGGTCAGCGATGCCGTATCAAGATCGCCGGGATCGGCCAGGCCGCCGTAAGTTGTGACGATCTCCCTGGCAATGTCCGCCACGCTGGTTAAGTAAGTGCTGCCGCTGTCGACGTAGCCCTGGATATCCGCCGTGATGACCTCGGTCGGGTCTGCAACCAGTGTGATTTTGCCATTCGCCAGGTCGACCGTGTAGTCGGTCGTCAGCGTCAGCGCGACGCCGCCCTCATAAACAGCCGAGACGGCATTGATCTCGCCGTCGTTCACCTGGTAGACCCGATTCGTCGAGTCGATCAGAACCGGCTCGATGTTCCTGACCTCGCCAAAACATAGCGGGATCGGCGTTCCCAGGACATTCGCCGAGAGCGCGACATCGGTATAAACATTCGGCGGGAATTCGATCTCGAAATCTTCCTGGCTGTCCCGCAGAACGACCTCGACGGTTTCGTCATCGAACTCAATGGTTTTCGACTCGCCTTTGAATATGGTAAAGAAATTGGAAATCCCAGCGCCGAACTCGCCGACCCGCACCTCGACTGATCGACTGTCCCAGGCATAACCGGCGAAATCATCCAGCTCGCCGTCGCCATTAGATAGGATCAGGTTGCCGTAACCTGGGCGCGAGAATCCGCCGACCCTGCCGCTGCTGAACATAGTGCGCGAAAACGTGATCGGCTCGACCAGGCGCGGGTCGAAATACTGGTTCGCCGGAGTATCGCCGGGCTCAGTAACGAAACCGCTGTCGGAGTAGTAGAGCGTCAGCTCGGTCGCCCCGCTGACATCATAAGGCTTCAGAATAGCGATATATGAGAGCTGGACGTTTCTTTTTGCGACCAGCTCCGCGAGCGTAGTG